GTTCCATTTTTCATTGTGATTTTTCCCAACTTTCATTGTGAGTTAAAATTTGCTGCTTTGTTCCAGTGGTCATGCACTCAAGATCACCTTTGGAAAGGTACAACGGTTTGCAGGATGAGTACGTAACCTCAGTCCCGCATCCAGTTAGTGAGACGATTATCAAGAGTATCAGGAGATAATCGCATAACATCCTTCTTCGTGTCTTCATAAACTCTTTCTCCTTCTAATATGCCCTCTGTACGCGCCTCAGCACACGCTACAGTGGCCTTAGAGCTTCCTTTGATATATCCACCCGCTCCCACTATAAGGAACCCTAGCAGGCTTAAAGAGCCTATTAGCACACGGCCCTTATTTCCGATGAGCAGAGAAAGAACTCTATGTAGCATGTCGCGCCCGGCGTTGTGTTTCGTCAGCATCCTTGTCATTAATGTGTGCCATTAACTCGTCAAGGGTTGCGCGAAGTAGTTTCATCTTATCGGGATGACCAGCACACCGGGAAGCTACCGCGATCATTTCTTTCTTCACCTTAGAGCAACAGCCCCATGTGTCAGTAGGAAAGTTAAGCGTAGCTTGATTAGCCTTTGGGTACACTCCTAACTTTTGCACAGGTGGCCCGAGAAGTAGTATCTCTGTATCAGAGTTCTTTACTTCTTTTGCAACACGGGGTGTAAGTGTAACCTTTTTTGTAGCCTTCTTTTTAGCCATTAGAATCCTCTTCTAAACTTGTCCAGACAATTAGCCAAACCGCCAACCCCATCTGGGGTCATTCCCGGTACAGGCCGCCCATTACCTAATGGGTCGCTAACAAGTTTTCTATAGTTGTCCTGCTTAATCTTAGCTGCAACTTTGTCTGCATCTAATTTTAAGTGGTCGAGCCAGTGTCTACATGTACCAGCAACCGCATCTAGCTTATCATCGTGTATAAGGGACTTTCGATCCCGGGTCATACGAGAAAGCTGAAAGAACAGGCTGTACGTACTCTTTAATTCAGTTGGGTATCTCTGTACAGAGGCCCAATCCTTCTTTATAAGGTCTTCCTCAACAACAAGTCTCTGCGATCCGAGAAGGGGTTCCAAAATATCAATAATTCGGAGTTCCTTCTGCCCGTTTTCCCATACGTCCTCTATAGAGCAGGGATGCTCTTTAATAAGCAGAGGTGTCCATACATTAGACAGCGCCCCGTTACCAAAGTTTTTTTCAATGTCCACCTGATCCGGCTTCCATAGAACAGCAATGGATGTAAGCATTTTAAGCTTGTCTAGCTCTAAACCACCGGGAATGCCACCAGCGTCCACTAAGAATACACGTCCAGCAAGACATTTGCTGATAGCATACGCAGTTTCATCCCCGTTTCGACCACCCCCAGCCGGGTCCACGTACATATGTGTACCAGTGAAGTCGCTGAACTCTTGTCCGAACCCAGAGGCTCTGTAGTACCTATCCTGTAGTGGGTATCCCTGTGGTGGTAGTATACGTGAATCGCCTGAGTTCGCCCAGTTAATAATTGTAGGGGCATGTTGTACAGGGATTCGCATAAATACAATGTTACGGGTTTTCAGGGGATACTTATCCTCGTCCGCAAGTCTGGTATCCAACATATGCTGTAATTGGAAATATGCTGGCCCTTGGTCAATCTCTTTAGCAGTAAGAACATCCTCCCCGAGTAACACAGGGTCTACGGGCTTTCCTCTATTTCCAGTAGGCCCGCCACCAGTTCTTAGCGTTGGGTCCTGTTGTAGCCTGTTTGTGATAATAGGCGCAAGAGTTCCGCAGTAGTTTTCTTCTTCCGCAAATGTAGGATAGCGCCCGGGCCATACGCGAATAACAAAGCCACGTCCCGGTAGTCCGTTGTATACACTGTCATTATTTTGTGGTGTACCCAGATATATAATATCCCCATCCATACAAATGGATGAAAAATCGCGTGTTAGGTGAGCAAGACGTTCTCGCTGTGTTGCTGTTTGAGAGTTCTTTGTACTCTCAATATCATCTGCAATAAGAATATCCGCCCGCTTACCCTGCATGTTAGAGGTAAGCCCTACGCATGCAACCGAGGGAGACTTCTCAGGCCCCTTCAAATGCCAATGCACATCGAATGCCTGCACAGAGGACCTGTCACCTGCTGTGGTATCGGGGCGCAAGCACTCCAACTCGGGCATGTACATGAGTATTTGAATCACCCAGTTTGCTACCTCTGTAGCCATTGTAGACCCAGCGGACACAACAAGAACTCGTGTGGTTGGATCGTGGATTAACCGCCAAACAGCGTAACATGCTGTAATGGTAGTCTTAGCCTGCCCCCGCTGTGCCTGTAGCATTTTATATTTAGGCCCAGTCTCCAAGAACTGAGCCATATCTAGCTGTATATCTGTGCAGGTAAAGTTCATTAGCTCGGTAATAACGTCATACAGAAAGTCTTCAAACTTAGCGTAATGCTCCTGCAATAACTCTAAATCTCGCCAACGCAGGTTCGCCCGTTCTACCTCTTTAGTGTCCATCTAGCCTCCTAGTGTATCATCAATGGATACAATATTTGCAACGCTACTACGTGTGCGTTTATTGGCAAGTGTTCTATGCAGCTCTGATATTGCCTCGTTGTCGTCTGCTTGACAGGTAATCTCATTATCCTTTAGAAACTTAATAGCTGCCGACACGATAGCGGGACTGCATTTCCTAGAACTCTGTAGAAAGTCTATAACCTCATCTGGAAGTTCATCACTGAATTCGTCGAGCAGGCGCTCGGCTACAGTCCCCTTGTCTAACTCGTACCGCAGAACCTCTGCAAGTTTATTATGCAGGGCCGCTAACTCTGATTCAGTCGCTGTTTTTTTCATGTGTGCCATCCCTCCATCTTCTTAATACTGTTAAAGCTCGTGGAACATCCTGAACAAGGCGAACGATCAAAAGTAATCCAGCGCCTAGTGCCATCCAGTCAATGTTTCCAATATGATCTACAGAGTACCCAAGAGCTGCCACGGCGTATCCCGTTGCACTATCTACAAGATCGTGGAGTGCAGTGGTATGGTGTGTGTGTTTCATGGTGTCCTCATATTCTGTGTAATACTAATGTATTCTTCCTCGGTAACTTCGGTGGCCTGCCAAGGGATCGAAGGGTCCGTAGACCTATACTCAGATATAGGCAGGCCACAGTAATTATACACAATGTATAGTTTAAGGCGCATTGTTAATTAGTCGCATACGCGCAGTATTATAGTCTGCGGGAGTAATTGCGGAGCGAAGTGCCTCTATAAGAACCTCTTGTTCGGTTGGGTCGTACTTGAGCGGTATAACTGGTGGAAACACAAACGTAGTGCCAGTCTTAATCATACCACATACTATATCATCAGGTACTTCCTCAAATCCAGTCTCCATGTACGGTTGCTTTTGAACCACAACACCAGCTTTAACTTTAACATAGACCATGCTACGCCACCTTCCATATCTTTAACTCCGAGTAAACCTCTGTATCTTGGGATGTTGATGTACCCCATCGGGTAGGTCCCCCGGATATTCCAACACGAGCGCGTAACTCTATGCTTGATGCTGTTGATAGCGTAAAACGCCCTGATGCAGTCGCCCATGAATTTTCACCAGATGCAATCCGACAGGTTGACCCAAGAAACAAATCAGCGGCCCCGGTTACATCATAAAGTTTTGAACGTATTCCGTATGCCGTGCCCGACGTTCCTGTAAACACAGGGACTTGTGCCTCAAAGTAGTAATCCCCGGCTGGTAAACCTGTTATTTGGTTTGATGCGAGAGCAACACCATCCCCCGATAAATCATTCGTCTTTACGGTATTTAGGACCATAGTTTCGTATGTGGTTGCGGCAGGCGTAGAACCAGCAGTGCCACTAGTCTGCTCTTCCCGGACATGCAAAAATTTAGCAGATAAATTTGTTGCAAGATCATCGGCGTACGCTTTAATGGCTTGCTCCGATACGAGGGCGGTTGCGCTATCCTCTGCTAGTGTGTCGTCATCGTGAAAATCAAGGAACGCTGCATTACGGGTTCCCGTGAAATAGGGTATCTTATTTGCACTACCAACAAGCCTACTAAGGGCATGCAGTGTATTATTTAGCTTTCGTGACCGTATGCCAAGAAACTGTTCATTTGTACCCATAGGTCCTCCTAGTAGTTCGTGTACTCAGCAGTCACGATAGATTGCTGGTCTACATGGTGTGTAACCCCGAGAACATCTGTACCCGCGAGTCGAATAGTATCATCTGGATTTGTCTTGTCTACAAGTAGAGTGTCGCCCTGAACAGTTGTTGCCGCTTGTGTGTACGCAGCCATGAGTGCCTCATCTAGCATATACCAACTTCCTGCACCGAGGGGTTGTACCCAAAGTACGAATTTCTCTGCTGTAGCAGTTGCCTCTGCGTAGCACTTGATACTTGTAACCAGTGCGCCATCAGCGCCTGCGGTAAGCAGTGTTGTAGGAGCTACTGTACTTGGGTCCATTACAGTTGTATTTGTTCCTGTTCCGAATGCAATACCAGCCGTTTTAGGCGTTTGTGCAAATACAGGATTATTACTTAATGCCATGCTTTATTCCTTATAAAAGTTTAAACAGTGCTACGCGCTCTGCTGCGCTGGGTACACTGTAGTTTACAACCACCTCATCAATAGCTGCCTGTACATCTGTAGCAGTTAGCAAACTTGTTGAGGGGTCATACGATATACCAGCAGCAGGGAACGCACCACCAAGTCCTGATGCTGCTGCTATTGCAGTGGTGACTTGCCCGAGATTAACACCGTCTGTTGATAGTGTTCCCGTTCCCACATTCACTAATTTATTTCCACCAAGATCAAAATCATCCACGAGTGCCTCAGTAAATCTACCGTCTAGTACCTCATGTACAGCCATTAGATTCTGTTTATTGCTCTCGTCTAAGTGATCGTCATCAATAGGTGATCCATTCGCGTAATCATGCCATAAAGTTGTTTTCGGGACTGTACGCTCAAACAATATCTGCTCTGCAAGTGCAGGCACTGT